CATCAGTTGGGTGTATTGCTGGAAAATCAATTGCTTTTCAGGCAGGACAGATGTGGTGGTATTCGCAGAATGGACTAATAACAACGGATCCTGCTGCTACAGCATACTTATCCTCTCAGGTGCTTTGTAAGGACTTGGAAATGGCAAGGACAAAGAGATTAATCACATCTGATGCAACTAAAATTTGCGCTATTGGATTTGAGAATTACCTGCTTTATTCGGTTCCATTCATGCAAACACTGAATTCCGATACAATGGTATTGGATTATGCCGCTGCATCTGAATGGGGTGAAAACAAAAACCCAGCATGGTGCGGAGTATGGACAGGCACACGTCCTGTTGAATGGACATCAGGAATTATTGGTGGGCAATCTAGGTGTTTTCATTTTTCTGTTGATTACTCAGCCACAAACGATGGTTCCTACAATCATTTGTGGGAGTCATTCCAGCCAGAGAGGGTTGACTCTTACTTGCAAATAAATCCAGATAAGACAACTACAACTCTATACAATCGCATTTACTCACAATTTGAGACACCACTTTTAGGTGATCAAATGGATTTAAAGCAATTTAAATACGCAGAGATAGAATGCACTCAGATTGGAGGCACTGTTGACGTTGATGTGTCGTATCGGGGAAGTAAGGGCAACTATAACTCTGTCCTTAAAAAACGAATTCTAGCAGTCACTGATAACTATCAATGGGATAACACTCCTTATGAGGAGCAAATCCGAGACCTTGGACTGCTTAATACTCAATATCGTAGATTAGTAACAGAATCCGCTCAACGCAACTCGCTACTTTCTACTTGCGAGTCTCGACTAACAGATGATGTGGATAAGGCATTTTCATTGTTAATTGAATGGTGCGGAGAGTTTGGTGTAGAGGTTATCCGTTTGTTCATGGATCCTTGGATGGAAAAATCCACGGGTGCTCCTCAAGGTGACGAAACCCAATCGTGCGTTGTTTCACAAAATGGTGAATCATTAACAATAGATTTGCTTCCTAACCCATACGAGCAACAATCTCCAAATGATAAATCGTGGAGTGCTAAGGTATTCAAAACAGCAACGCTAAATTGCAACATTAATCCATCTAAATCAATTTCAGCAACTGCATCTGCATCGTTTTTGTCTTACATTTCGTTTGAACACGCTCAAGAAGAGGCAGGAATACTTGCTTTACAGGCAGCAACATCTGCTGCACAGCAGTTTAAAGCGCAAAATCCTTGTTAATATGCCATCGATAACATCATCAAAATTAGATGCTACTAACTTTCCAAATAAGTTTATATCTCCGTTTGGTGATGACCCTGTTGTACCTATTTACTCTTCAATTCCGTTTAGCACTGGTCAAAATAATTGCTTGCCATGTGCGATTTGCGGGTCTAATTTTGAGCGCAATAACATCCTTAAAGCGGAAGCTGAGAGATTCAATACAATACAAACCTCCAACAAAGAAGATATTTTAGTTGGATTTAATTAATACATATATGAAACCAAAAATGCAATATAAACTCGTTCCAAAAGGCACAAACGAATTCTTAGAATTGGTTGATTTTGCCGAGGATTTTGATCATAAAATAATTGAGCATCCTAACATTAATGTTTATGCGCATTATCGTGATGGTGAATTATATGGTTATTCTGATCATGTGTTTTTGCCAACTATCTATCCAGCATTTCATCCTAAATTCACTCGTCCTAGAGACGTTATTCAATGCATGAGTGATTGGATTACATATTCTCAAATAACAAACTCACCGGGTTATATTGGTGTCCCTTTAAAGGATGAACGAATTAACTTTACAAACGAAATAATGGAAAAATTAGGGTTGACTCCTCTCAAAAGAGAGATTTACTCTATCACTACTTAAATAATATGGGAGGATCTACATACACACCAGAGGTACAGAAACCTACACCTGAACTTAATATGATGTTAGCTTCTGATGCTAACAAAGGTATGTATGGTGGATTAGAGTCACAAGCTAAATTCTTGGAGATGGCTACGCAGGTTAAGCCAATTGAGCAAACTTTTGATGGATCCCAACTATCTAAACAGGCATTTGAGTTAGGTATTGAGAACGCTAATCGCGCAAGGAAGTTTGAAGAATCCGTCGATCCCGCAAGTGCAAGGATGAGGGCTAGTGCTGGTGAGACAATCGAAAAACTAACATCTCCCGAAAGCTGGCAACAAAAACTGAACGATTGGGCTAAAACTAAGGGTTTGGCTCAAATGATGCAGTCTGGAATCGATCCATCTTCTAGTATGGGCAGAGCAGCAATGTACGATCAATCAACTGAAAAGGGGAGGCAGATTGCGCTTGAGGATTTTGCGTTGAGACAAAAGTATCTTGATGCTAACCAAATGCAGGGTGGCATTGACCCATCTGCACTTATTTCGGGTCAAGAGGCAGCAAAGGCACAAAACCGACAAGGATTGCAAGACTGGCAACGTGGGGTGCTATCTGGTGCGCAAGGTCTAGGTCAGACTGCACAAGATGCAATTAATCGTTCTATGGGCAATATTCAAAATGCACATACAGCAAATGTTGCTGACACACAGAATTACAATAACATGATCAATCAAGTTAGAGCACAAAATGCTCAAAGCAAGAATGCAGCAACTGCATCATGGATTGGTGCAGGTGGAGCGGTTGGTGGAGCAGCACTTGGTGCGGCAATTATCATTTGATGAAAAACCTAATAAATAAAACAATAGATAAAGCTATTCGCTGGAACAAACAATGGCCAAATGCGGTCATTTTTTGGTCTGGTGGAAAGGATTCAACTGTTCTTCTTCACTTTTTGAAATTCAAGTGTGGAATTGACTTGCCAGTAGTTCAATTTCGTCAACCTAAGTTCCGCGAAAGATATGCATATTCGGACAAATTAATCAAAGATTGGCAATTGACGATGTACGAATATCCAGCCTTCAAGCATACACTGTCAGATGGGCCTGACGTAGAAACTGGTGAGGTTCGATTTGACCTTCTTCATTATTTCCAATGGGGCCAAAATTCCATTGTGTTATCACTGGGAACTGAACGTCCAAAAGCAAACGAACCATTCATGTGTGGTGTTGATGACTTTTTGATGCGTCCAACTGGAACATTTAATTTTCCTTGGGGAGCAGTATGGATTGGAACTAAGTTTACAGATACGGATTTAATCAAAGGTCATGTTCCGTTGTCGCAAGATATTAGACACGTCGATGGAAATCCTACCTCACTTTACCTTCTTAAAGATTGGACTGATGAAGATATTTACGAGTACCTAGAGACAAACAACGTAAAACCAGATCCAACTCGATATGTAAAAGGCAAACATGGATGGATGAACAATCCCGATAAATCACTTAATGCTGATTTCTATCCTGTATGTTTAAACTGCGTTGATCGTCACCAAGGCCAACACGTTGATTGTCCAAAGTTAAAAGCAAGGATCACTAACATTTCACACCTTGCACCTTACGAAGATATCGTGATGCCAGATTTAGGATTTAAACCAGTTAATTGGAACAACAAAATAGAATAAAATTATGGGTGGATCAAACGGACAACAAATGCCTGAAATATGGACAGGTGCATCAAATGCAGCGAACTCAATAGGAGCATCAGCAGAAGTTCCAAATAGCCAGTTCGGTGGAATTGTTGGCAGTGCATCTAACGCACTTGGACGGACGGGTGATACAATGCAAAATTTCTTTGCTGGAGAACTTGGAACAGGAGCACAACCTCGACCAGATTATAAGCCAGATATGACTTCTGCTGAACAAAAACAACAACAACAACAGCAGCAACAGCAGCAATTAAAAGACTTGTTAAGCAATATAGGAAAAACATCACCATATGATCGCGCAGCAAAATCGCAGTCTGATTCTGCTTCCGCATGGACAGCAATGCAGCGTTCTTCTGGAGATGGCACTGGTAGTTTAGGGTTTTCTCCAATGGGAGGTTATAGTATTCCTGCATCTGGAGACGAAAAAGTATCACAGGCATTAGCGGGTGCGGTTAGTACAATTGGAACATCTGCAATTGGTGGTATTGGTAAACTTGCAAATAAAGTAGGTTAATGGAAGATGAATACGATTGCGAAAAATGCGGTGCTTGCTGTTGT